TTGTTCGGTTAAACATACCCATGGGTGGGGCACTTTTTAAATGTTGTTCCGGGTCCCTTTTCAAGTGTTAGCTACAGACCGATGTTATACGGACTATACAACACGTGATATAGTAACCTATAAGAGGGATTATGCTTTGGAGCAGGTCAAGTTTTGTGAGCAGGCATTATCCGAATTTGATAAGGAGGGTAAGAAATGAAACAGACAGTAGAAGAAGCAGCTAAAGAGTGCAGACGTACAACTGCCCAATCAATGGGTGTATATGCCCAATATCACTCAATAGATGAGTGCCCTAATCATGGGATTACATATGATGAAATTGCAGAAGCTGCATTTATAAAGGGTGCCGAATGGCAGGCAAAGCAATCACCGTGGATAAGCGTTAAGGAACAGTTGCCGGAAGAAAATGAGAATATCATTATCATGTGCAAGCATGGCGCAATATTTAATGGCACATACTGTAATGGAGTATGGTTCTGTATGGACGGTTATATCAATGATGTATACAAAGACAGTCCTATTTATAGTTCAATGAGCAGCATACCTCCATTATGGGAACCAGTAGCTTGGATGCCTATCCCTTCTTTCGATGAGATACTCGAAGCCAACAAGGATGTACTGAAACGGATTAATTAATTATGAGAAAGATTGTACAGTTAGACGAATACGATTATAACAAGCTTGCAGACCTTGCCAAGCTCAATGAGAAAGAAATTGAGAAACACGCCATTGACCTATGGAAAGAAAAAGGCGTGGCAGAAATAACAATCAAGATAGACACTGGAAGAGATTATAATGACTACTGTCGTATTGATTGCTCTACATATCTCTTCTATAAAGATAACAGGTTCTACATTCCAGAGAATGTACGGGAGAGATTTAGGAAAATTGTCAAAGAAAATGTAATGTGGGACATTGAAGAACGGTTTGGAGACTTAAAAGGAGCGATAAACAAATTCAATCGGGAAGCTAAATGGATTGGTTATACAAAATTTGTACTTTATATGATTGCTTTGTCCGGTTGGGCTGTAGCTGCTGTGTTGTTTCTTATGCGTTAACAGTATTTAATATGGAAAGATATAGGATTGTAAGAGAAACAAAATATAGCGGCTGTATTCCAATAACTACGTATTTTGTACAAGTCAGAAAAGAAAGCCGTCTTTCGTATGGGTGGACGAACATTAAAGGCTTTGATACCTATAAGAAAGCGAAAGAGTTGTTGGATATTCTATACGGCAATTGACATGAAAACAGACCTCATTTTCTTTATTGCGATATTCGTCATCGCAGTATTATTCATCGGGCATTTCCGGTTGACATTTTCGCCGTTCAGCATATCACTCCCTTATTGGCATAGAGCTTTAGGGGTTGTCCTTATTGTTGTAGGATGTTTGATTTACAACATAGGTGAACATATGTCCGGCTATAAGAAAGGGTTGGATAACGGTATGGAAATAGTCTTGAAACAATTGAAGAAACGGTATGAACGACCAGGTGATTAATAAAGAAAAGATATTGCCAATGGTTACAAAAAAAGGCTATCTTCCCAGACAGCCAATCTTTTTTATTAACCTTAATCTAATACTATGAAAAACACATTGCAAAGGTACGGATTTGTGGAAGTTATGCAAATTATGAGCCTTTGTTCAGCCATCTTATAACATGGTTTAGCAAGCGGATATGTATGTTAACCATTAACGTAATAGATTTATAAAATTAACAAATAGTCAATGAGTAGAAATGAAAATGTCTGGACTGATGCGAAATGTGCAGCCCTTCGAGTTGAGTTCCTTACCAGTCGTGAGGAACTCTTTTTGTATGCAAAAGCCATCTATTCCGCTATGATATGGGGTAGGGAGGTGAACGAGCAAAATCGGATTATTCAGGAAAAGAATAACTCTGTAAAATAAAAAAAAGGAGAACCAAGCGCACGACCACTCAATCCTCCCTCACACGATTATGATGCAAATATACTATTTACTTTTAAAATAATCGTGTTATGGAACTGGATTTTAACAAAATAATTCGTCTTAAAAAGATTCGTATTGAGAAATCAGAACTTTCAGAGGAAGAAAACGCCTTGACCACCCCAATTTTGAAAGACAAAAGCCTTATCCATGAAATCTACAAGATATTCGTTGAGTTGCTGAATGAGAGAGGATGTCCACCGAATATTGACAGTGTAACCCAGCGGAAGAAGTTCATTTTCATTATCCTGTATCTGTTTTCTCCAAGCTCGCTTGCCGGTGGAAAAATGACAGCAGGGTTACGACCTGAATTAGCAAGGGTTCTTGGTGTTCAATCAGAATGTACCATTTCCGACAACTGTGCGGATGTCGTGTTTTTGTATCAGAACTATGGGGATTTCAGTGGGGATATAGAGTATCTTTACACCGAAATCGTAAATCGGTTAAGAATCAAAGGGCTAATCAATTAATGAGCCGGAGTTTAGTGCTCCGGCTTTTCTGTTCTCAAATGGTCAACAACACTTTGCAACCTATCTGCATCTTTAGGATTGAAAATAAATTCGTCAAAATCTCCATATGCACTTCGATGACCAAATATGTACTTAACAGCATGGATAATTCGTTTGAGTACATTTCTTTCGGGTTTTAAGTGTACGTTGCAATATACTTCCTTTTCATCCTCAAAATATGACATCACAATCTGATGTTCGATGCTGTTGCATTCACAAATAAAGAGTTCTTTTTTATCCATGGTTGTTTATAACATAGTTGCAACTTGCTTTTCTACGGCTGATTTAATAAAAGCGTTTATTGATATTCCAGCCTGTTGGGCGAGAATGGCAATTTTGCTATGTACCTCTGGGGAAATTCGTATGTTCAGGGAACCAGAATAACTTTTACGCGGTGTAATTCCGGCTTCCTTACAATATGCTATATAATCATCCACAGCTCCTTTAAAATCCTCTTTCAATTCAGATACAGTTTCACCTTCATACGAAATCATTGTATCTTTTGGCAAATCAAGGACTTTTCCAAATAGGCAATTATCTTCATCGCTTATCTCAATACTTCCTATGTAACCTTTGTAAGTCAATGTTTTCATATTAATTTATTTTTAGTCAGAAATTCAAATACTTGTTTCATTACATACCCTTTTACGATACTTCCTGGATGTGGCTTATGCGCAGTGTACGAGCTTTCCCCTTTTGCGAAAATGACACGTGACCCACTTGTTTTTCCTTTGTTATCTATCTTATATCCGAAAATGGAGAACAAGCGTACAAGCTCATCCCAATTAAAATCTTTTGGCTGGCTTTTAAAGCGTTCTATCAACTTCTCTTTTGTACCCATAATTTAATGGTTTATGCAAATGTAACTATTTTACAGTTGCAGAACAAGTGATTTACTGTTTTTCTTCAATCTCAGCCACAATTTTCTTTAGCTCCTCTATCGTATCGGCTTTGTAGAAGTTTTCTTTATACTGGATAAGGGCGGTAAGTTCACTATCTTCTCCTTTACAAGTGGAAGAGTTATTTGTTTCGTCTCGGAAGAAGTCAACTATATTGCAATCAATGGCGTCGGCTATCTCTTTCAACTTTTTGTAGGTGGGATTTCCTTGTAAGGTAAGAGTAAGAGTTACTCTATTTACACCCATCTTTTTTGCTACATCCTGAATGGTGTAGCCCTTTTCTTTAATGATGCTTTTTATATCCATTTCAAATGTATATTATAATAAACGGAACAAATATAATATGATAAAATCAATAATGCAATAAAAGTAGCTGTTTATTGCATCAAGAAGATTGATTTATTAATAAATATGTAATTGTATACCCTTACAATTGTGTTTTTGCTAATGTTTATTAAATAGCTACATTTTTATCTTTATTCTATTTGAAGTGTAATTATAAACCCATACATTTGCATCATCAAACAAGAAGTAATAACAATTAAAAGATATACGATTATGGCAGCATCAGTAATTAAACAAAGAACAATAGAGAAGTTCATCATGTCAGAGTTTGTACAAGGCAATTTGAACACAAAAGAACAAGTAAGCTGTATGCTCATTTTGATTCAAAAGAAGCTGGGTATGTCAGTAGAGCAAGCAAGTGACTTTATGAGAAACACAATTGGTATTAACGCTTAAATATACGATCATGGCAACAAAGAAGATTGATGAAAAGAAAACATTGAAGTATGCAGTAGCATTCTACTTCTGTACATCAGGTAAGATAAACTTCATGTTAGGCAATAAAATGTATCAGCATATAAATACTGTTTATGACCAAAGAGAAGATGGTAGAGGTTTCAATACCTGTGAAGTCGTTTATAATTACAAGGTTCAAAAGTACGAGGTTCTGAATGTAGATACAGAGATAGGTAACAAAGAGATTCAAATATTATAAGTTTAACCAGCAGGGCGAAAGCCCTGCGCAACAAAAAAGAATATGACCAAGAAAGAATTAATTGCAGCACTTGCAAATGTAAATGATGACGCGGTGGTATTGTTTGGCACGAAAGAAATTCAGTTTTTCGGTGCATTTGCTACACAGGTATATATTAACTGGGATAGTAATGAGGTTCTTATAGCCAATAAGCACACAGATGCCACAACACCAGTTTACTGCGAGTTATTACATGAGGATAAAACGCATTAACATAAATCGGCAGGGCGAAAGCCCTGCGCAATATAGAAGAATATGAAAGAAAATATATTTTTAAAAGCAGTTATAGAAAAACCGTTATTGAATAATGAACCAGAAGTTTTACACCTTTTCGTTCAAATTATCAATGAAATAACTTCTTGTATGTCAGAAGACGAGTTAAGAGGCTGTATGAGCTCTTTAATAGTAAGACACCCTTATTTTAAACTGTTTTTCGATTATGGTTTCGGACATAATCATATGTGGGTGAAAGCATCAGGTTCTTTAGAAAGATTGATATTGGTTGAGTTCTAATCCGGTAGCCTTATGGCTACCACAATATACACGATTATGAAAGCAGATTTAGTTTTAGTTATCAGTCCTGAAGCCCCACTAATGAAGCAACTGGGCAAAGTGTTAGGTAAGATGGTAACCCCTTATGACTTCTCTACTATAGAGAGGGGTGAAAAGTACATCACCATACAGCATGATGAAACAGGGCTTGTAGTGGCTTATACAAGTGAAGAAAGATTGAATGTGAAACATTAAATATAGATTATTATGGGTGAAATAGCAGATAGTTTAATTAACGGTGAATTTGATTTTATTACAGGGGAATATATAGGTGAAGCGGTTGGCTATCCAAGAACGCTTGCTTATGGCAGACATGAATACATGCCACCAGTTGAAAAGAAGCCTACCAGCAAGGCGAATGTCTGTATAACTAACATGTGTAAGGACAGAGGTTTCAGTAACCGTGAAAAGATTGAATTAGTAGCCAAATTCTTGTATAGCAAAGGTTATAAACAATTGCCTAACCTATCCCATCAGTATAAAATCATTCACAGCCAGTACAAGAATGATTTTAAAAAGTTTTTGGTTGAACAAGTAAAGCAAAGAAAGGATGAATAATATCTTCACAATATGCTATTCAGAAGAAGAAGCAAATGAAATAGGCCACTTCATTTTGAGTAGAGGATACGAGGGTGTTCAAAATGATAGCTATAGATATTGCCGTGAAGCGATTTGGTGGGCTTTCAAACAAGCTAAAAGGCATCATTTAAATTGCATCTACGTTGGCGTTGCAGGTTGCCAAATGACTGTATCAAAATCAAAGCGAGGTCTTAGACGAAACGGTCTTAAATACATAGAGAAAAGGCGAATGTTTTACAAATTACTAAGTAAGTATTGATAAATGATTATGAACTCAATTAACGACGAAAGAGGTTGCAGCGTATGCCAACCCGGTAAAGAGAATTACACTACCTACACAACGAAGTTAGGCAGAAAGAGAGTGAGAATGTACCAGTACGATTACCGTACTGAAAGTGGTGAACTCTTTGCTTGTTGTGCGCCTACCTTAGAGGCGTGTAGAGAAAGACGGGACAAATGGTTGGACGCTAAAAATAAATCAGTATGTTGACAATAGAAATACCAAAATCAAATAGAAGAAAATCCGAGGAAGACGCACTTGCATCTTTCATCCTCTCGGAAATCAAAGAGAAAGGTGAATGTGTTTACTTTCATTATGGCGTAGGATGGGGAAATAACTGGCCTCATTGTTGGGCAAAAAATACTGGAAGTGACGCTAAAGACAGACACCAAATTTCGGAGTTGGCGCACGATAATGTCATAAGAGCATTTATAGACAAAGGCTATTCTGTCGAGTATAGAAGTGAAATAGCCGCCGGAAGATATGTGATTATCAGAGGATAGCTACAATGGAAATGAAAACGAAAACAAGTAAAGTCACGTTTCTACTCCGTTCCAAAAATCTGCAAAAAGCATTATCTATCTTTCCCACTTTTCATATTAACGTTCATCAAAGAAGAATGCAAGACTTTACAGGTTACCAGTGAAATACTTTCCTGTAATTCTTTATCTTACCAGCAATTCGGCATTGATATCAACAAAGGAATCATAACACACATAACAAAGTATTGACAAGCCGTGTCAGTACTTTGTTTTCCTCATTTTTCCCCTTAGCTCCCTTATTAAGTACCTTCGTTTCTGTAACGCAAAAAAAGCAATTATGGAAATTATTTACAGAAAACTAGAGGAACTGAAGAAACTGGAAAACAATCCAAGAACTATTTCGGATGAACAGCTAGACAAACTTAAAGAGTCAATCCGAAACAATCCGGATTATTTCGAAGCCCGACCGATCATCCTGTCAGACCGTACTGGCGAATTGATCATTATAGCCGGAAACCAAAGGTATGATGCCTGTATATCGCTAGGTATGCAACAAGTACCGACCGTTCTTATTCCCAACCTGACCGAGGAAAGGGAACGTGAGCTAATCATACGTGATAACGTTAACAACGGACAATGGGACATAACCAAGTTGTTTGACTGGGATTGTAACGAGTTGCTTAATTGGGGTATGGAAGGCATCAGCTTTCCTGATCCGACAGATTTTTCAGAAGATATAGAAGACAGTCATAATGTACTCAAGAACGCAAACTATGAAGCCGGAGCTCATATCAAATATTTAGTATTTGAGGGGTATAAGATTCCAGTCAGTGAAAGCGAACTGGAAGCACTGAAAGCACGGGCTTCTGAATATTTGGATGAGAACGGTGTAATGGTTGGTTTTGTTAATAATCTACTTAGCTTATGATGGAATACATAGACATATCAATATTGAACCCGGCAGAATATAACCCACGCCTGCTCACTAATGAAGCACAAGAAGATTTAAAAAAATCCATCAAGGAATTAGGCATTATCAAACCGATCATCATACGTCAATCGGATAAACGTATCATGGCAGGACACCAACGTACAAAGACAATGAAGCTGCTTGGGTATACCCATGTTCCAGCCTTTATTCTTGACGGTGTAAACTCCACCGATGAAGTAAGGTTCAACCAACTTCACAACTATGCGGAATGTGAGTTGTCGGAAATCCAACCAGAAATCAATGTAAGTCTTCCTAAAGGAACAGAAGGATTTTATACTGTATCCAACAAAGATATCTCCATTCTTTCCAAAGGAGGAAACAACTCACGTGTTGTTGACCTTACGAAAATGATTCTCCGTTACGGCCAGTTTGCAAATGCCGTATGTGACCATACCGGGAAAGTGATCATCTCAACAGTATATGCCAAAACGGTAAAACTATTAGGTATGGACCTACTTGTATATGTCCTTCCAGAAGGGAAAGAAGAAATCGCGCTCAAATACTTCTCTAAGGAATATGGAGTGTTCGAGTATTCCCATCTGGAACGAAAGACCTATATACAGTCTTTTGCCCAAAAGGCACGGCTACGGCAAAAGAACGGGGTTCCAAGCAAGCGTAGCCATTCAACGTTGTATGAAACGCAGGTTATACCATACATCACCAAGGATATGCGCATACTCGATTTCGGTGCCGGACAAAAGGATTACGCAACCATACTGAAGAAAAAAGGCTATCTCATTGACGCCATTGAATTCTTCCACCGCAAAGATGGAGCGGACATCGTTGATGAAAAGGAAATCAGGCAAGACTGTGCTTCCATATGCAAGACCTTGTCGGACTACGGGCTGTACGATGTGGTTGTGTGCGATAGCGTGTTGAACTCTGTGAACTCAGAAGAGGATGAAAAGAATGTCTTACTTTCGTTATCAGCATTATGCAAGCCCGGAGGAATGATATTCTGGTCTGGCATTCCGCTGCTGTTCGCCCAGAAATCATCTGAACGCAAGGAAACACACGACCATCGTTCTAAAGCCGTATTTCTTGACGCAAAGAACTTCACAGCCAACTTCCGTTTTGGTGAATGGTACTTCCAGCATTATCATTCCACAGCTGACATCGTCAGATTAAACACAGCTTACATCGGAAAGGATTTTAACATATTCGATAAAGGAATGAAGATAAGCCCAGAAAAAGAGTTAAGAGGTTCGTCATTTCAAGTAGCATCAACCAACGGAAGGAGCGCAAGTAAGAGTGATTATCTGAAAGCGTTGCAATATGAATTCACACTTCCTCTTCCCAATAATCGCAAATGGGATTTGGACAAAGAAATTATACCAATCTTTAAAACACTATAAACAATGGCAGCACCTAAAGGAAATCAGTTTTGGATGTTACGCAGCAAGCATGGCAGGGATAAACTCTTCGCCACGCCTGAAGCGTTATGGGAGGCGGCGTGCGAATATTTCCAATGGTGTGATGAAAACCCATGGACAACAAGAAAGGCTATACAACGTACCATGCCTGTTAGACGCAAAAAAGGTAAAAGAACAGAAACTGTTAATGAACAGCAAACACAACAAGAAGTTTCACCTACACAGCGCCCCTACTCTCTCACCGGATTATGTATCTATCTAGGTACTTCATCACGTTGGTGGAGTAGCTTCAGAAGTGAATGCATGAAAAAAAATGATGAAGATTTTTTGCACGTCATCGCGCGGGTGGAAGAAACCATCGAGACTCAACAATTTGAAGGAGCCTGTGTTGGCGCTTTCAATGCAAACATTATAGCCCGAAAGCTAGGGTTGTCCGACAAACAGGAAGTGGATCATACAACACAAGGCAAACCCTTCAACGGATTTGACTTTCTTCCCTATACTCCCGAAGCTGACAAATTGAAGTGATATGGAGCAAAAGGTTAACTTAAAACAGCGATTGGCATACAATTTTCTTCGTGACAGCAAAACGAAATTTTTATTGTATGGTGGTGCCGGAGGTGGTGGTAAATCATGGCTAGGCTGTGAATGGCTGATGCAATGTGCCTACTATCTTCCCGGTACTCGCTGGTTTGTTGGCCGAAATAATTTGAAGGATAGCCGTGAGTCCGTTACCGTGACCTTCAATAAGGTAGCATCTTCTCACAGCTTCACGGCATACAAGACAACAAATGAAGGGATAGCCTTCGACAACGGAAGTGAAATCGTTTATATTGACTTGACGTATTATCCGGTGAAAGATCCGATGTATGAACGATTGGGGTCTAAGGAATATACAGGAGGATGGATAGAGGAAGCTGGTGAAGTGCACTACCTTGCCTTCGAAGTCTTGAAAACCCGTATCGGCCGCCACATGAACGATGTATACCATGTACCCGGAAAGATACTTATCACCTGTAACCCGAAGAAAAACTGGCTATACCGTGAATTCTACAAGCCCTGGAAAGAAGACAAATTACAAGCTCCTTATGCATTTATCCAAGCTTTGGTGCAGGATAATCCTTGGGCAACAGAAGACTACATCGAAAGTCTTCGAAACACAAAAGACCGGGTAACAAAGGAACGCCTATATTTCGGCAATTGGGAGTATGATAATGACCCGACTGCCCTGTGTAACTACGACGCTATCTGTGACTTGTTCACGAATGAGTTCATTGCTCCTGCAGGTGAATCTACCGGTTCTGCAGACCTTGCAATGAAGGGACGAGACAGATTTATCGCCGGTCATTGGAAAGGGAATGTGTGTTTTATCAAACTGGATCAGGAATACAGTACTGGAAAATCCATTGAAACAGACCTGAAGCGGATGATGATAGAATGCTCAATTCCTCGTAGTAAGATGATTGCGGACTCTGACGGATTGGGGAACTATCTTGAAAGCTATCTGAACGGTATCAAGGAGTTTCATGGAGGAGCACGACCTATTAATCCTGAATTTGACAATTTGAAATCAGAGTGTGCCTTCAAACTGGCTGAGATGATTAACAATCGATTGCTTCGTATTGTATGCACGGAAGCACAGCGAGAACGGATCATTGAAGAATTGTCAGTTCTCAAACAAGCACATATTGATGCAGACACACGGAAGAAAGGAATAATCAGCAAAGAAAAAATGAAAGAAATATTAGGTCATTCCACAGATTACCTTGATATGCTGATAATGGCAATGATATTCCGCATCAAACCAACACCCAAACGACCAAAAGCAAAAATAGGAAAGATATGACAGTAAAAGAATTTTTGACAATAAGCAGCATTGCCACCGAACCCGAGGTCATTAGAACCAAGTTGGATGAACTGAGAAAACCTTATCAACTAGGGCAGTATAAGACACCAGATACCCTAAACGACATAAATATGGGAGAACTGATGCAACTGCAATCCATCGAAACAGAACACGATATCTTGTTCGTTCCCTGTACTGTACTGATGGGGCTGAGTAAACGTTATATATCCCAACTTCCAGCTAGCGATGTACTGGGATTCGTACAATGGGTGGCCAAAGAAGTTGAACGAATAAATAAACTATTCGCGTCGACTAATGTACCACCCACACCCGAAGAGAAGCAAGCAGGATCCGAATTGCTAAATTTTGGACCTTTCGGCATGATTGATTACTATGCGCAGCGCATGGGTATCACTGATCATGCAGAAGTAGACAGCGTGCCATGGATCAGAGTATATAAATGTCTTGACATGGACGCCAAAAGAGTAAGATTCGAACGTAGATTAAGAAACATATTAAGTAAGAAGAAATGACAGTAGAGCAAAAAATTAAAAAGATAGTAGACTCCATGGAGGGTGTAAGTTACCTTTTTGACAACTGGCAAACAGCCAATATAAGACTGGACAAGATTAAATTGCCAGCAGTGCTTAATCTCCTTCCTGTAAGCGGAACTTTTAATCTAGGCAGACAGCAGTTAAGAGACTGCCCTAACTGTATGATGGCATTCATGGATAAAACCAAGTTCGATTTTGATGGCACAGAAAATGATGCAGTGATAGAAGGATGCAAGAATAAAGCCAAAGAATTCATATTGCTATTGAACAGGAGTGGGATGTTCAAAGAAATATCAGGAGATATCCCTTATTCTGTTTTCTATGACAAGCTGGATGTTAATGTAACCGGAATAGTTATCCAACTTAAGTTAGAAGAGATAATGGGTACTGTTATTTGCAACAAGAGCGTGAAAGAGATTGTATATGGCAGCAGAAACTAAAGCCGGAACCCTAAGAATAATAGGTGAAGAGCTGGAAGCGTTACGCAAGCGAATTATAGCCAACCATGAAGCAGCCGGACAAGTAGCCAGTGGAAGGACAAAGGGCAGTCTGAAAGTAGAAATGTCGGAGGACGGAGGCGTTTTGTGGGGCAGGCAGGCATTCGCTGTACTAGAAACCGGACGTGGACCAGGGAACGTTCCGAAAGGATTTTACAAGATTATCCGCCAATGGGTGGAAGATAAGGGTATACAAGTAAAGAAGCCCGATTCCTTCGCCTACCTTGTCGCTAGAAAGATAGCCAAGGAAGGAACGGAACTATACCGAAACAGAAAACATGAGGAAATCTATTCCCGTGATCTAGAAAATACCGTGGACAATATAGCTAGCAGGGTATCGGCTATATATGAAACAGAAGTTGAACATATAAATCTGAATTTCGACAATGAGAACACATACGATAGATAATACAACAATTGAATATCCTGACCAAATAGGATTCTGCTTTAATCCTGTGATAATAAATATCCTTGGCGGAAACTATCAATCTGTTACTGCAACGGTAACGGACACCACCACAGCCACATCAGACAGAGAGAACAGAGCGACGTTCGGTGGTTCCTGCTTCTTTGACCTATCATTCTATACGCAGAGCTATTTTGACGAATACAGAGAAGTCGATTACAAGTCAACTCACGCCGAAGATAGTAAGTTAGGACGTCTGTTTAGCATAGAGCTTGATATGTATAACGAATCAGGAACACTTGAAAACAGCTTCCAGTTCAACGTATTCATATTGTGGGGAGCCAGTAAGGTTGGAGAGCAGTATAATGGAAGCCGAGTGCTGACATGGTTCAAAAACTACCCATTCTCTGTAGGCTTATACTCTGCAACATCAGGGAATGTAAAAGTAACTATAGATGGTTCCGAAAGCTCCCCTATCGCATTATCAGGACAAAATGCATGGAATATCATTCTTGCTGGAATAGATGCTTCAGACAGGGTGGAATTTTATCTACCTGGAAGTAATACGGCAGCATCTGTTTTTGACCACACCTTTGATTTCACCTTCCGAGGGCTGCTCAATATGGCCACAAAGATCACTTGTAAGGTTGACAATTCAGACTGTGGAATATACTTGAGATGGATCAACCGCCATGGAATGTGGTGTTACTGGCTATTCATGCAAGGAGACGAAACTTCGCAGGTATCCAATGACGGAGAGTTCATCAGAAACAATATGCAGGATTACAGTTACAAGAACGGATACCATGGAGGTAGCGGACGAAAGCAAAGGAAAATGGAAGAAACGACACTTCCCGTATGCGCTCCATTAATAGACAGCATAACTTATGACTTCCTTTACCAAATGGCCACATCTCCTGTTGTTGATATGTTCATGGGCTATGATGATAACGGTAACGCCAGATGGATGGCCGTAAATGTGTCTGTGGGAAATTTCGTCAAACAGCGGGTATCACTGCAAGACTTTGAAGCGAACATTATATTACCTGAAACTAACGTGCAGAGCTTATGACAGAACAACTACTATTCATAGATAACAAAGCAATGGATATTAATGAAAGTACCAATATCACATTGAATTTTAGAAGTAATATTTTTAGCGATGTAAGCAAGATCACAAGCAACAACACATACTCCATCAAGCTACCTTTGACAGTCAACAACTGTCATGTGATTAATTATGCGCATCTCCCATCCCATTCAGCACAATATGCTCGTATCAACCACAAAGGACGTTATTTGCGCAATGGGATTGAAATCATACCGGACGCCAGCGTCATTCTTATAGAAATATCCGAAACCATAGATATAGCCATGACATGGGGCAATGTTTCTAAATTTGCAGAAATTGTAAATGACAACAAGACATTGCAGGATTTATCGTACGGCAGGACAGAAAACGAAGATTACATCATTTGGAAGAAAGGAGACAATTCGCCCCGAATACCTAAAATTGATTATGGCTTTAAAAATGATGAGCCGGCTGCCTGGTATCACCCTGTGGTTACAGCTATGTGGGTTTTGAACAAAATAGAAGCTGATGCCGATATCACCTTTAAATTCCAAGAACAACACTACGAACTGTTGAAAACTTTAGTTATTCCATTGCTTTCAAGAAATAGCGCACCAAAAGAAATCGAAGCTCGCACTACAACTTTAACAAATGACGGAATATCTCCATATAATATTCCAGGAGGATGGATTCTCAAAATATTCCAATTTGTGGAAAGTGGATCTAACTATTATGTGGCTATAACAAAAGATTCGTCAGGCAAGGTAATCGGATTCAAGCCGCAGAAAGAGAACGTACCCCTTAGAATTATTGGAACTATCAATATAATAGTCAATACTAGCCAGGAACCGCAAAGTTCAGGTGAATATGGTGTTTCTTTCGATATACGGAACAAAGAATCCATAACCAGCAAGTTGAAATTCAGGTGTAATCCGAGTATATCCTTATTACAAGAAAATCAATACAGGTATTCTTTCGCTATAGATGGGGAGTTTAATCCAGGAGATACAGAGGAACTCAGCGCTATACTGTACGATCCTTATGCAGAATTGGGGAATTATACAATAGAAGAAGGAAGCTATGTCAAAATAACGATGCGAGATACTGTCTATTTGAAAGACACTGATGAAGCAAACTCCCGGTTCTATTATGTTCCAAACCTACCTGATATAAAACAGATAGACTTTATCAAAGCTATAGCATCTATTTGTGGAACTTTTGCCATTCCCGGCAATGGAAATATCGTAAGCTTCGTTCCTATTGATACCATCATAGAAAATAAGACCAAAGCTCTGAACTGGACCAAAAGAGTTATCGCCTCATATAGTGCAAACCGTCCTAAAAATATATCTTTCAAAATTGACGGATTCTCTCAAAGGAATGTATACAAATGGAAAAATGACGACAAAAACAAATACAATGGAATCATATACGTTGACGATAAGACTTTGGAATATGAGCAGGAAACGCTGACATTGCCTTTCGCAGCGTCTGAAATGAAAGGTGGAATCGCAACTATCCCGATATATTCCTATACATCTGACGGAGCTTTACAATATAACGAAAGTACAGATCCCAGACTACTGGTCCTAAAGAACGACAATACAGCAACTTTTGACGGTCTGGACTGGAACACTATTATTGAAAACAACTACAAATCTTATCAGAAATATATTAGAGAACCTAAGATTATTACCGAGCTGGTAGAAATCAGAGATCATGAATTACGAAACTTGGATATGTCTGTACCTGTTTATCTGGCCCAATATGGAAAATATTACGCAGTCATATCAATAAAAGCAGAGAAAACAGGTATTTGCGAATGTAAACTTTTTCAATTGGATTAATTATGGCAGACAAAGTAGAAAAGATACTTGATATCAAAGTGAATTATAATGAGGCTATCAAAGCTATAGCCGAGTATCAGACAAAAATCGACAAAGCCAAAGAAGCAGAGGCGAAACTGAAGGAACAGTTAAAGGCTGGAGACATAAAAAGGCAGCAGTACAATGAAGAAATGGCGGCATCTAAAGCCTATATCAACGACTGTAATGATTCGATACGTGTTATAACGAAAACAATGCAAAATCAGCTCAAGCAGGAGAAGGCACAAGAAAACAGCCTTGTTTCTCTCCGTGCCAAACTGTCAAACCTAACGGCTGAATACGATGCTTTATCCGAAGCGGAACGTAAAGGTGCTAGCGGCACAGAATTGAAAAACAAGATTAATGAGGTTACTGATGCTCTAAAGGGCGCTGAAGAAGAGACACAGCGGTATTACCGAAATGTTGGCAATTACAAGGAAGCTATAATGGAAGCCGCCAATGCCAATATCCCGTTCGTGCAGCAGATAAATGTAATGGTGACCTCCTTGGGTGGAGTAAGAAATTATTTGTCTGGAGTAAAAACAGAAATGCTTACTGTTTCGACCACCACAACCGGCTGGATTAAAGTTTTGAAACTGTTGAAAGTTGCTCTACTTGGAACTGGTATTGGAGTATTAATTGTAGCTTTAGGATCTTTGGTATCATGGTTCACCAAAACACAGAAGGGCGTGGAAGCAGCCAATAAAATAATGGGGGCTCTGGGTGCCACTGTAAATGTCTTAATAGACCGGGCAGGCAAGTTGGGAAGTGCTTTAGTGAATCTGTTTACCGGGAACTTCAAACAGGCGGGGAATGATGCCAAATCCATATTCGCTGGTATCGGTGATGAAATAGTCAATGAAACCAAACAGGCGTGGAAGCTGGCAGAAGTCTTGAATGAGATAGACAAGAGGGAAGTCATGCTGTCCATGTCACGTGCCTCTAACCGAGCTGAAATTGAGAAGCTGAAAAAAGCTGCTGACGACCAGACCCTGTCCACACAGGAACGTATCAAAGCTGCGGAAAAAGCTGCAGCAATGGAAAAAGAGGACTTAAAAATCCAAACAGACTTAGCGAAAGCAAGAATTGCCAATATGCTCGGATATACTAAAGTAACAAAGGAAGCCCTTAAGACCATTGAGGACATGCAAAAAGGAGCAATTACAGCAGATGAAGCTATTGGAAAAATCGGTATATCGGAAAGCACTATTGATGACCTTAGGAAATTAAGCGAAGAAGTAAACAGATTAAGTGAATTGGAAGAAAGCAGTTACACCCGTCAGACAGAGCAGCAAAACACCCTAAACTCTATCCGCCAGGAAGGTGCAGACAAAGCAAAGGAAGCAAAGCAAACAGAACTGGAAGCAGTAAGGGCAGCAGAAGATGCTATGCTTGCCTTAGTGAAAGACAAGAGAGAACAAGCACGGAAAGAGATTGAATTGAACTATTCCCGGCAGATTGAGGATTTGCAAATCAGTTTAAAGCAAGAAGAGAACCTTACCGCTAAGGCTCGTGAAGCCATCAACGCCAAAATAAAGGCTTTGGAACAACAAAAATCTATGGAACTTAGCAAGTTGTCCGATGAGGAGCTGAAAAAAGAACTGGAGAACCGTTTAAAAATGATATCCCTGCAATTGGAATCGGTCAAGGAAGGCAGCGAGCAGGAGTATCAGTTAAAGATACAACAATTACAAGCACAACAAGAGGCGGAACTTACCAGCACAGAACAAACCGAAGAAATGAAACTGGCCATTAAAGCAAAGTACAATACCAAGATAGACGAACTGGCAACAGTTCATGAGCAGGATATTATCAACAAGCAACAGGAAGCCATGCGCATACGCTTTGAAACGGAAATCGCACAAGCATATGATAACGAAGAGGAAATTCTTCGTATAAGGATGGAACAAAAGAAAGCCGAGCTCGATAGCCTGCAGCAAATGGAAGGTGAAAGTATAGAAGCATTCAATCTTCGCAAGCTGGAAACACAGAATGCTTATCTGGAATCCAAAAAAGAACTGAGCGATAAGGAGATTGAAATAGAACAAACTAAATATGAAGCAATGGAACAGATGACAAATGGCCTTGTAGCTCTCACAGAACAAATTGGGGAGTCTGACAGAGGATTTGCTATGGCAAGCAAAATGTTGGCTTTGGCAGAGATCGCCATCAATTCAGGTAAGGCGATCGCAAAAATGGTATCCGCTGAATCAGGGAAAGGTATTCTTGGTATAGCTACAATGGCATCAGGTATTGCAACAATCCTTTCTAACATTGCAAATGCTGTTAAGATAGTAAAAAGTGCTAAATTTGCAGAAGGTGGTTTGGTTACAGGACCGGGGACAGGAACGAGCGACAGTATTCCGGCACAATTGTCGAATGGAGAATCCGTTATAACTGCCAAAGCTACGTCCATGTTCGCCCCTATCCTATCATCCTTCAATATGATGGGTGGAGGTGTACCTATTAATGTAACAGCAACGAATAATCAAACTTTAGGCGAAGATATGCTGGCCAGAGCAGTCGCCAAAGGAATGATGATGGCTCCTGCCCCTGTCGTTTCTGTAGAAGAGTTTACTTCAGTTGCGAATAGAATTAAATACATAGAAGAAAGCGGTAGTTTATGAAAGCATACGAACTATTATATATAAACAGGAACACTCTTAGGATAATGTCTGAAATGTCATTAGATGCATCAGATATTAAATACCTGGAAATGTATAAAGACTACACCCGTCTTACGGCTGAAGGTCATAAAAAGGCATATATCATGCAGTACCTGGCAGATGAATACAGCATTTCAGAAAGGACCATCTATAGAGTCATTGACAGGTTGTCCGTTGACGTTTCAATTCAATAAGGGGGAAGATTATTCTTCCCCCTATTTTTTTTACTGACAAAGCGTGTCAGTGCTATTATGTTCTGAAATTCTTATAGCCATATACCGTTTTTTACCTTTGCTTCAAAATAGATTATATATGGCGAAATTATACATCAACAAAGATATTGTTGCGGATAAAGACAAAATGGAAAATTGGTATCTAACTGGTGAAGAGGGATTGTCTTTTCCCGATATTCAAAATTTCCTATCTTGGATAGATCCGAATGACCACGTTATTGATATTGAGATACATTCATGCGGTGGTGATGCCGTTGAAGGGTATGCCATTTATGACGCCTTACGTGCTTCAGGAAAGCAAATCAGCTGTACTGCAGTAGGACGATGTGCATCCATGGCAACCGTGATATTATTGGCCGCTGCAAAAGAAAGACGTTTTGCTTATCCACATGCAAAGTTTCTTATTCACAAGCCTTATATGGCTTCATACGATGGAGATCTTGATCTTGAAACCCTAGAATCAATAAAATCAAACTTGGAGAGTGAAAAAAACAAGATGCTAGCTTTGTATGTAGAACGCACAGGATCGGAAGCCTCAGTTATCGAAGCCCAAATGAATAAAGCCGGTTGGTTTGGTGGTGAAACAGCCAAACAATTAGGTTTTATCACGACCGTTCTTATGCCTACAACTGCCAAAGGGAGAACTTACACATTTAATAACAAAAAAATGAACAAAGAAAAAGAAGTAACAGTGAAGCAGACTATCATAGACAGGCTGCTGGCCAAATGCGGCTATCAAAAAATTGAAGACGTACAGGTCGTATCTATGGAATTGACAAATGCCGAAGGTAACACGCTTACCGTGGAAAGAGATGAAGGTGAACCCCAAGTGGGAGATACAGCAAGTCCCGATGGCGAACATGTCATGCCTGACGGAAAGACTATCATTGTGACAGATGGCGTTATTACAGAAATTAAAGATCCTGATGAATTGGAAGAGGATGAAGTGAGAGCTTTAAAAGCCCGTATAGAAGAGTTGGAAACCGAGAATGCTTCTCTAAAGACGAATGCCCGTACCATTGAGGACAACAAGATTCTGAACGCAGTCCGTATGGCCGGGGGCGAAAACTGGCTGGCAAAACATTGTAGTACTTATAAAGTGTCAGCTCGTACCCAAACGTTCAACAAGGGTATAAAAGGAGTAGAAGAAAATGAAACGCCTATTCAGAGAAAACTTCGTGAAGAAAGAGAAAAAAGAAACAACAAGTAATAAAAGGAGGGGAAATGCCTATTTTAGATTTTGCCAAACTTACACCTGACAATCAGGCTGTAAAAGACTTGAAAGACCTTATTCAGTTAACAGTCTTTCAAAACGAGGACATGGAGCGTTTTATGACGTTTATGCCCAATGTGACTAACGGTAAAAAAGCTGGTTTTATCGGTGAAATGGAAGATATCGGAGTAGCCGGCTCCGGATGCGACCCTGAATATAAAAAAGTGGCTATCGCTGCCGCCCAAAAGGAATGGGAAATCGGGGATTGGCAAATTCCTTTGGAAATGTGCTATACAGACTTGGAAAACACCATCGCCAAGTACTGCCTTAAAACGGGAACAAATATAGGAGACCTGACATCGACCGAATATATGGACGGTATTGTACTGCCGAAGCTGTCTGAAGCTATGATGAAAATGATGTGGCGTTTTACATGGTTTGGAGATAAATCAGCAGCGTCTGTCACTGGAGGTGGTCAAATCACTGACGGAGTAAACATCGAACTATTTAAAACATGTGACGGTTTTTTCAAACGTCTGTTCGCCATCTGTACCAACAATACCGGACAGCACACTGAAATTGCAGCCAACGCAGAAGAATCATATGCATTACAAAAATCAAAGATGAAAGAAACAGGCATTGCCACATCAATATTCGATGCGATGTTGCAAGATGCCGACAGCCGGATTTTCCAAAAAGACGGATACGCAATTTTCGCCACCAAGTCAATGTGCGATGCTCTGACTCACGATATGAAAGAAAAGTACAAGGTAATCATGCCCTGGGAAGTTGTATTTGACGGTGTAGAGGTCAGCAAATACGATGGAACAACCATCGTTAAATGTTCCATTTGGGATAGATTTATTCAAGCCTATCAGAACAACAAAACCAAACTTAACTTACCGCATCGTGCTGTTTTATGTTCTCCTGAGAACTTGATGTATGGATGTGAGGGCACCGAACCGATGTCGGACTTGGATATCTGGTTTGATAAGAAAGCCCGCAAGAACTACATTTATTCAACAGGAAAATTAGGTTCCATGATTGGCGAAGATGAGTTGGTACAGGTAGCATACTAACGAAAAAGAGCAAATATGGCAATATGTGATATAACAATCAAAAAGGACATCGCACCATCGTGCGATGATCCTATCGTTCCCGGGCTGGAACAGGAAGGTGTGATAATGAATCGCGCAGACGTGGATTTCGGTGCGGTTACATTCAACGCAACCCGTAAGAATGTGATCGAAACTCTTGCACTGAAAACAGGTAAAAAAGGTTACAAGGTACAGGTATTCGGTGCAACCCCCTTTACTGGTACCAATACAACCTTGGCAACAGGAACCTATCGTAACACGTTTACTAACACAGTGAACATGGTTGTATTAGCAAATGACCCCGATGTATGCAATGACATTATTGACGGGCTTGCTAACGGTGATTTTGTCGTTGTATTGGAAAATAAAGCCAAAGGGTTAAATAAAACCGAAAATCCGGGAGATTCAGCTTTCCAGGTTTACGGTTACTACCAAGGTTTGAAAGCCGCAGAGATCGGCAATGACAAGTATTCCGAAGAAACGGAAGGGGGATGGAATATCTCTTTGCAAGAAACCAAAGTTCCCAAATCAGCATTATTCTTGTACAAAACATCTTACGATACGACAAAAACGCTTGTTGAAACACTGACAAAACCAACTGAATGATTATGGAGTTAGAAGAAGTGGTTGATAAATTAAAGGAGCTAGGAGAATTTCCCTCCTACTCCTCTTCTGATAAATCGGAGATAGAAAGATTGTACAAGGAAGTATTAGGAAAAGAATTCACCAAGACATCGTGTAACGACTGCTATCGCGATGCTGTAATCGAAATGACTGTTTACATCAAAAAGAATAACCGTATGAAAGAAAAATGTAATTATATATTAAAGAATGGTGTCCTGCTTCAACCGGAGTTCGGAAGCAATAAAATGTACACTAATGACAACCTCACTGATGAAGTTGCTGAAAAGTACCTTGCCAAAAATCCAAAAGGTGAAATTTATTTCGCCCATATACCTACGGACTGGAAAGAACGTGTTAACAAATGTGGATACAATCAAAGCCTGCTTGATTCAATGGTAGAATCATTACAAGACGGAGTTTCTGAAGAATCCGTGGCTGACACGTTGAAAGATTTCCAAATCAACGGCAAGAAAATCAGTAAAAAAGTTCTGAATCTGCATCTAAGCAAGGCCATTGAAATTGTGAACGCAATGAATGGAGAAGGCGAAGATAAAGTTGAATAAAAGAAATAAAGGACGAACGTAAACCTCGCGAATATGAGAGTAAGAGATTTAAAAAAGAAAAGCAGTAACCGCATTGATACAAGCTATTTACAAAATCTAGGAATTCAAGCCTACGGACAGGACAACCTATATCCGCAGACATTAAAGAATATCATTGCTGCAAGCTCTACTGCATCTGAATGCTCAGACCGTTTCGCTGACTTCATTGAAGGAAACGGATTCCGTGAGGTTGCTTTTTCCAAATATGTAGTCAATCGAAAAGGTGACACATTGGATGATGTGCACATGTTACTATGTAAAGACATGTCCGAACTCAATGGAATAGCAATCCATGTTAACTACAATGTTTTCTGTGAGATAGTGGAGATGCAGCACGTACCGTTTGAAAATTGCCGTCTGACAGAAGAAGATGAAAACGGTTATGTGGCAAAAATAGCAGTACATCCAGACTGGAGCGGAAAGAAGACACGTAAAGGGAAAACTCTGCAGGTCAAGAAAGAAAACATCGACTATATAGATGTTTTTAACCCTCAAAAAGATGTGATACTGGCTCAAATAGAAGCTGCCGGAGGCATTGAATACTACAAAGGTCAAATCCTATGGGTGTCAATGGCCGGGAAAAATACTTATCCTGTCGGGAAAGGTGACCGGGTGGCTACAGAAATGAGTACCGATGAAGGGCTGTCCAATGTCAAGTACAGAAATGTACGAAATAATTTCTTCCCTGGCGCTATGGTATTCACCAAAAAGGGATCGAACATAACCTTTGACGAAGAAGGCAACGAAGTGAAAGATACAGACGATGACGACAGTTTCTCAAATACACTCATCCAGTTGCAAGGTGATACGAATGCAGGAAAGATTATGGAAGTTACTTTAGAAAGCGATGAGGAAAAACCTGAAATAATAAATCTGAACTCACAAAATTACGACAAAGAATTTACCGTTACTGACGCAAGTGTGGTTGAACGTATTTATTCAGCTTATGGCCAAGAGCCATGGTATTGCATCCGTATTGGTAAAGTCGGATTCTCAGGCGATATTTTGGAAGATGCTTTCGAGTATTACAATTCTATCGTAAGCAAGCAACAACGCTTAATAGAGCGTACCTTTAGCCGTATATTCAGCTATTGGTATGAAGTAGTCAACCCCTCTAATGATTATAGTGTGGAACCATTAAAGTATGTACGAAATGCAGCAGTATCTAATAACAACAGATGAGGTATCGGCTTTGTCTCGCGGAATGTCTGTACATCTCGATCCTGACAAGATAGAAACCTACATCCGTGAGTCGGAGAATATCTACATCAAATCAGCGTTGGGAGACGAACTGTTCCTTGACGTGAAAAAAAATCCTGAAAAATACCAGCTACTGCTTGACGGAGGTACTTATGAAACTAAATGTAAAAAGAAGATAATCATCACTGGACTTCGCGTAGCTTTGGCTTATTATACCTATGCCTGTATTGTCAAAAATGGAGATGGAAATGTATCCCGTTTCGGCTTCGTGAACAAGGAAGGTGAATATAGCAGTCATACAGTATTCAAGGAAAAGATGATGGTGTATAGCGATGCATGTAGTATAGCTGACCGCTACCTGAAAGAATGCGTGCTTTACCTAAAAGAATGCGGTATGCCACTTTATAACGGTGAAGGGAAATTAAAATCTAATAGAACTGTTTTTCGTGTAATAGGAGAATGAGCGATTCTGTTGACATATTAAAGAAACTGGCTCTTCAAGTAAGAAACGCATCTACAGAAGGAGAGAATACAGCTGAAAAAATTGGGCGCATATTTATCGGGATTCTAGAAAACATGGATAATTCTGATATAGAAAAGCTCACCAAATACTTTTTACGCAAAGACAAGGAAGATTCTACAAATTTTCTGTTATCCTTACTGGGTGGAGTCTTGATCAAGAAATATACCAAGTTCGGTGACTTTATCACCGGTGTTCAGGGCGGTTACATCGGTGAGGACGCCCGTGCCGAGCTGGAGGCTTTGGTCCTGCGCAGCTCTCTGAGTGTACCAGAACTTCGTTTCAACCGTCAGACCTATTTTGAAGGATATAATACTATAAGTCCCGGCGGAGGGC